TGCGGAACAGGTTCCAGAAGCGGTGCAGATAGGAGGGTTGCATTCAGGTTTATCCCAGTTTGCAGGGTCTTGGCACGGGTATCGGTAGCGGTCCTCGCACCCGCTTAATACGATCATCATGGCTATGACAAGGTACTTCATTTGTGAGTGAACACCACCATCGCGATCCCGACTGCGACGGAGAATAGTATGACGGCACCGATGAGCCACGCGCCCATGATGAGGTCTTTGCGGTTCTCTTCAGCTTCATGCTGCGCGGCAGCGGCCTCGCGTGCTGCCTGCTTGCGCATCTCCGTCACCTCTTTCTGGATACTCGTCCACGCCCCGATCCCGTAGGCTCCGACGAACAGGTTACGTGTGTCTAGTTGTAGTTTCTGCGCCTTCTGCTTCAGCGTGTACAGCTTGATTGCCTCGGCCTCGAACTCAGCTTGGCTCTGGAAGAACTTTTTCTTGCGCTTGCCGCTACTGAGCTGGATTATCTGCGCGATTCGACCGAAGAGCGTTCCGACGCGGTCTGCCACATCCATCATTTCGTGGCCACTATCCACGGCGTTTTTAATTGTAGAGAATAGACTTACTGCGGTTCCGATAAGCGTAAAGGGGTCCATTTAAGAACCCTTCTGCCAGTCTCGTACGGCAATGATAATACGGATCACGACAAGGATTAAGCCACCGACGGCAATAGCAAAGCCAATCCACCCCTGTAACTCAGTCACCCATAGCGGCATTGTGATAGCACCTGTCGCTATAGTCGAATCAATTACAAGTTTGGCTTCGTCAGCTTCCATAACATTTTAATCCTTAACGCAATTCTGCCCAAGCAACTATTGATGTAACAGCCGCACTAATTTGATATGTTCCACCATTAGGCACAATGCTTGATGCTCCACCTTGCCCAATGGCACCAGAAAAATAACCAACAGTAAGGCCATTTACAAAAAATTGTCGAGTTGCTGAAACTGTAACGTAAACAAATACAAAAATAGGTTTACCCGTATTATTTGTATATATTGTACCCGCCACTCTACTAGCACTTACATCTTGCCATGTTTGATCTACACCAATTACATTTGAAGTTAGTGCTACTGTCCCTGTACTTGCTGGCAGCGTAAGCGTATTAGTCCCTGCTACCGCAGGAGCCGCAATCGTGAGTGTTCCAGAGGTAGAGCCATTCAACACAGGACTCTTGGCTAGTGTCACCTCACCAGACGTACCTAGTGTGATGTTGACATCAGCCGATGACGGGTTTTGGATAAGCGTTGTCTTTAGAGTTCCGGTCATGGCGTTACCTCAATGACTTCTTCAACAGGAGGGGTTACCTCAATGACTTCTTCCACTACAGGAATTGCCTCAATAACCGGAGGCGTTACCTCAAGTGCCTTTAACTCGTCTAGTGTCGAGCAAGTGTCTACCAATGCAGTGACATCCCTTAGACGCTGCTTTTCGGCCACAATGGCTGCGGTGTCTGCACTGCTCTCAAGCGCACGTTGGAAGGCTACGTCCTGTGCGGCGAGTAGCGGCTCACGCTCTGCCCTTAGACGCTGCTTGGTAATGTCCTTGGCCTTGTCGATGTTGATCGTTATCATTCAGAATACTCCCACGCATTGCGGAACGTGCGGTCGGATGGAATGTCGGACACGTCCACGATCTTGAATGGCTTACCAGCAGGCACGTCCTTGGCGGCAATTTCCTCAATGGTCATCGTCTCAAGAGCCTCTGGTGCAGGGATCAGGATGGAGACTCCACCGTCGTCGTTTGGGTAAATGACATAATTCATTGGGTAATCCTTTTAGCGAAAGATGGAAACATAAACAAAAGTAACATCAAAGGGTGTTGTGCCATCTGTAGTAACCCTGACTGCACTCGTTGTTGGTGTGTCTTTAACCTGAATGTTTCTTATATAACTAGCAGTGACCTGATGTCCTATTCCTGCCACGCCATAATTTGCGTCAGGCATCGCAGTCGTAAAGTTTACCGTGTAATCACCCGTTCCATTATCTGTAATGCTCGTAACATTGCCGCTACCACGGATAGCCACTGTACCACTGCCGTTAAAATTCACCCAAGCACGACAGCCGTATGCCACCGCTGCGGAGCCGTAGCCGGAGTTGAATTTAAAGTTACCGCTTGAATCAAACTGACCAGTAGCAACACCACCCTCAGTAAAATCAATCGTGTCTGCTGCCGAGAAGAAGATACCCGTGTTGGTGTCGCCTGTAGTAGCAATCGCTGGAAGAGCCGCAGTCCCTGCCGCAAACTCTGCCTGACCTGAGGCATTGATACGCATTCTCTCAGTGCCACCCGTCGAGATGCCTACGATATCTGTGCCGTAGAACACACCCGTGTCGGTGTCAGCACCCTGCCCTGCTGGAGTAGCAGCAGAGCCATCAACACCAGCAATACCTGTGGTTCCGTTAATTGTTACCGTCATGCCAAAGTTCCTTTAGCTCCAATTTCCGACTGAAGTGACTGTAGTAGACCCGATAGGACGAATACGGAAATACGACCCAACACCAACAATAGCCGCAGCCGCAATACCAAGTGATACTTGCGGAATAACTGTGCCAGTCACAGACACGTTAATAATGCCTGAGATGTTGGCAATTCCTCCAGTTCCCGTATTTGAACCACTAATGCTTGTATTAGCCGCAGTATTGAATGTAATGTTTGCAGACAAAGGTGATGAAAGGCCCGTGTCTTTTTTAGCAATGGTTGTATAAAACTGCGTGAATGTAGCCGTGCCTCCTAAAGCAAATCCATATGCTGCTGAAGTCGCACTCATGGCGGTAAGTGAGTAGGCGCACTCAAATTCATAAGTTCCTACACTAAGTGTAACTTGTCCACTAGCAGGGGTGTTAAACAACTTTTGCGCGGCTGTCTGCGATGTAAGCGTATAAGCAGACTGCAACAGAATAATCTGTTCAGCCATTATGACGCCGCGTTGTGCAGCCGTAGGTGTAGCATAAAATACCTTGCCATCGTATTCCATTGCACCAGCAGTAGCGGTCGTCAGATTTGTGCCAGATGTAAGATTAAAAGGGGCAACAGATGCTGTTCCCGCAGCTAAAACAACGCTCTTATTTGTTAGCGTCTGCGTAGCCGCTAGACCTACTAGCGTGTCAGTCACGGCAGGAAGCGTAAGCGTGTTGGTTCCGGCAACGGCAGGGGCGGTTATCGTAACCGATCCAGATGTTGATCCATTGAGTGATACAGGCATCAGACAATACTCCATGTGCTGCCAGAAGGAACGGTGACCGTGATGCCGCTGTTCACGGTGATTGGTCCAAATGTTCCAGCGTTTTTGCTGGCGGTAATCGTGTAATTGGATGTTACGGTCTGACCGTTTTCAATGAAGATTTCGTCAGTACCGCCACCCGTGGCACCACCACCGACCGTACCCCAAGCCGTGCCATTGTAGCCCTCAAACTTGACGTTATCGGTGTTAAACCGGAACATACCGGAGGCGGGTGAGCCGCTGCGGTTAGCTGTCGTGCTGGCGGGAACCTTGATCTGCCCCGTGCCGGTCATGCTGATGTCGGTCGTCGCCGTCGTCGTGCCGCTCAGGGTTACCGCACCCGTCGCCGTCGCAGTACCAGTCAGCGTCAGCGTACCGGCGACAGCCAGCGTCTTGCCCGAGCCGACTCTCAACCCGACCGAGGTGCCCGTACCAGCTGCAGCGAACAACGCGTCGACGGCGTCCCAGTCTGCGTTTGTCTTCGTCCCCCACGTATCCCGTGACGCACCGACCTCCGGCTTCGTCAGGTTGAGATTTGCGGTATAGCTATCGGCCATCGTTGTCTCCTACTGCCATGTCTGTGGCGATGTGCTCGCCGGTGTCCAAGTATCGCTCGCCACGTCCAGCACCGCCCACGAACCACCAGAGTTGCCCACCGGCGTCCACATCTCGTCCGACACCGTCTCCGCTGACCACGTCTCCGCGGGGACCGCATCTGGCTCCCACAAGTAGCGACCGTTGGCCGTCATGCTAGATACGACAATCGACGACGCGATGCCGAATAGTCTCCGCACTGGTGACGCTTCTGCGTTACTCTGTGCTTCGATATTACATACACCAGAGACTAGTACATCAGCAATAGACGACGCATTGCTGGTGGCAACTGAAGTCATGTTAACCTGACGAATTCTTGTGCCGTCAGATGTCGCGTTACTCTGCACCGCAGCTGTAGCCGCCGCCGCCGATCTCTGTATGGCTGCAGCTGTCGAGTTACTCGTCGCGGCTATTGTGACTTCGGCGTCGACGATCAGGGCTTGCCCATAGACGCCGATGCCGTAGTCGAATGAGCCGTAGTCGCGACCGTTTGCCATATTAGTCCAGCGTGATGATTAGGGTGCCAGTGTTGAAGCGCAGGACGTCGCCCGTGTCGATTGTCTTCGACGTCGTCAAGTTTGCAAATGCGAGTAGGTTGCCAGCGGAGAGAGCGTCGAACACGCCTGCCGCGACGATCGTACCCCACGCACCGCCAGCGGTCGGGAACTCGACTGCGGCACTGTTAGCCGCCTGCGTTGGTGCTGTGCCTGACACGGTGAACGCGGCGCTCTGGCGGACGTATGCCGTGCCTGAGCACTCCGTACCGCCACCCGTCTCGCCGGGTGCAACAGTAAAGAGAGCCACATACCACGCAGTGGGACGGGTAGCCGTTCCTGCCGTGAACATAAAGTCTAAGACGAGGTCTTCTGCGAAGTCTGTAAATCCGGCCATGGTAGCTCCTTATCCGTAAGTGATGCGTGCACGAGCAACGAGCGGCCCACCGGAGTGTGTTGACGTCTTGCTCTCATCGTTGAGAGCCTCGAAGCGCGTCGAGTACATAGACGCGAATGTCGGGATGCGCTGATCGTCCATCAGGAACGGCGAGGCGTGTACGAGAGAGCCGTACAGGTACAGGTCTGGCGCTTTCGTGAGCAGCCAATTCGTTGTCGCAGATGTCGTGAGAGCTGGCACCTTGCCGTAGTAGATCATCTCGATCTCGACGTCGTCACCGGGTGCCGGTACGAGTTCGATTGCGCCATTCATCAGCGAGTAGAACGTCGACGCGGTGTAGTTCTGCAGCTTGTTAATTCGGTCTGCCTCATCGAGCGTCACGAAGCGGATCGGCTGCTGGCCGTCGACGATGTGGAGGTTGATGGCCTCAAGCCAGTCAGACGGGAGCTGTACGTACTCAGCCGAGCTGGTGGCGGTCG